TGTTCCATTCATTGACTTTCTTTAAGGAATAAAAGAGTACAAATCTTTTATAATGGTTATATATGACAATCAAAGACTTTATCTCAGGATTATTTAGCAAGAGCAATGGAGGTTGGAACTACTTTTACTCCTCTGCCCCATATTCAAGTAAAGCAAGTCAAGAATACTATTTTGGTATTATCTTTTCTTGTACTGATGCAATCGCTAAGGCTGTTCAAAACGTAGAGTACGGACTTTATAAAAAAAAAGGAGATGATTACGAGGAAGTTACTGATCATCCTGCTATCAAACTATTAAAGACTCCAAACGTAATTCATTCAGACAGAGACTTCTTATATACTTTCTCAAGTCATATTGATTTATATGGTCAATCATTCTTATGGCCTATCAGAACTTGTATGAGTTCTAAAAACATTGTTGAGTTAAGAATACTTAATGCAAGTAATGTTCATACAATCCCAAGTGATGAAAATCTTATTGATGGTTATAAATGGAAAACTGGTACTAAAACAAGAGACTTTGAACCTCAAGAGTTAGTAAACATCTTACGTCCTGATCCTATTGATATGATCAATGGACTATCTACTATTCAAAAGGCTAAATACGAGGGAGATAACGAACTTAATTCTCAAAAACTCAATGCTTCATTTTATGAAAATGGTGGTCTTCCATCTGGTGTCATTTCAACAGATAGTGCAGTAGATCAAAAGACCTTTGACATGATTAAACGCAGAGTTAAACAACAATATGAAGGTGTAAAGAATTCGTATAAGGTAATGTTCTTAACTCATGGTGCTAATTACAAAGCTATTCAACCAACTCAAAGAGATATGGAATATGTATCTCAAAGAAAATTAAACAGAGATCAAATCTTATCTATCTTTCAAGTGCCTGGGTCTGTTATTGCTGTAAGTGAAAACTCAAATAGAGCAGTTGCAGAAGTTGAACTTCGTGCTTTCATGGAAAATACTGTTGAACCACGATTAAGATTTATCTTTGATAAGTTAAATAGATTCTATCTTCCAATGTTTGAAGGAACTGAGGGAATGGAACTAAGATTTGAAAGTGTAGTACCTGCTGATAGACAGTTTGAACTACTTGAAAAAGTACAATCAGTTAGAAAATGGAGAACTCCAAATGAAATTCGTGCAAGTGAAGGACTAGAACCTATTGAAGGTGGTGATGGATTAGACTCTGCTACTAATTTTAGCTTTAATCCTGCTGATACCTCAAGTGATGAGGATATTTCAGGGGATGATACATCCGATGATAAAAATAAAGCCGAAAATAAGGCATTAGAAACCCTCGCCCAGGCGTGGAGTAAAGAAAAAGAATGTACAGACTGTAACAAAGGGGATCATAAGACCAAATTAGAGGAATTACCAAAGCCATCTGACCAATCAAATAAAAAAGATAGGGAATATACACGAAGACGTAATAGTTATATTAGTGCAAAAGAAAAGAAATTTGCATTAGAACTTAATCAACACGTTAGTTTTTTAATTCGTGATATCAAAAAAGAATCAATAAAGATGGTTAAGGGTATTGAAGAAGACTTTGAACTCACGCCACAAGTTGTTGAAAGTAAAATACTTCCCGATGATGAGAAGATTGAGCAATGGAAGACAATGCTTTTCTTAATGATACTTAAAAATAACACTCAGATTTGGAAAACTGCTTCTAAACAAATGAATGATGTGTATGGTTATAAAGAAATTGAGGTTGATAGATTAGTCTCTAACTTTATTTCTGATAGAGCCAACTTTACTTCTAAATCTGTAAGTACAACTATATTTAAACAAATCAGAACTTCAATTGATAATGCTGTAAAGAATGGAGAAATTGATTTAAGAAAAATTAAAGATATTGTTGTTGATAATATGAGGGATGTTAAAGATTGGAAAGCAGAACAGATTGCTCGTACTGAATTAGCTTGGTCATATTCTGAGGTTCAAATGAAAACCTATAAAGAAAATGGTGTTGAAAAAGTAAAGTGGGTTTGTGGTGGAAATCCTTGCGAGATCTGTGCAACTAACTGTGGAGAGGAAGTAGAACTAAATAAGTCTTTCTCAAGTGGTCATACCAATGAACCTGCTCATATCAACTGTATGTGTATGGTAGTAGCAACATAAAGGAATAATTATTAAGGAATACTTTATAATGGAGTTATATATGAAAAAATCTGAACAGTTAGAAAAACAAATCAAAACCCTATCAATGGTTATTGATGTAAAGAGTATTGATAAAAAATCACGCATCATTCGTGGTGTTATTGGTACTACTGGTAACTTAGATCGTCATGGCGATACAGTAAATCCAGATGGATGGTTACTTGATAACTTCCTAAAGAACCCTGTAATCTTCGTTAATCACGCTTCTTGGGAAATGCCAGTTGGAAAAGCTATTGAAGTAAGAAAAGTAGAAAATGGCCTAGAGTTTGATATTCAATTTTCAACTAAAACAGAACAAGCAAATGAGGCTTGGGGTTTAATTGAAGAAGGAATAATGAAAGCATGGTCAGTTGGCTTTATTGTTTTAGATTGGGGCAGACCAGGAGATGAATATACCATAATGAAACAAGAACTTTTAGAATTAAGTTTGGTTGGTTTACCTGCAAATCCTGATGCTATGAGTCCTAAACAAGCACAAAGTCTTAAAGCATTACAATCACTTATTGAATCTAAAGGTGTGAAACATGAGGCTAAAGCTGAAACTCCAGAGACACCAGAAGTACCAGAGACACCAGAAAAGAAGATTGATGATGAGGACGTAGTCATCCCAGAAGATGAGGATAAACTTAAAATGATCTTGGATAAGTTAAACTCTCTTGAAGCAGAAGTTAAAGAAATTAAAGAGACACAAGAAAAAAGCCTACAAAATATAGTAGACTTTACTAATCAAGTTAAATCTGATGAACAAATTACCGAAGATCATGTCTTCCTTGCTCTTAATGACATCCAGTCGGAGCTAAGAAGTGAAGATAAGGATATCGGTAAGACTCTAAGTCAGGTTAATAAAGTATTAAAACTAATAGGAAAGGACAATTCTCATGAATAAAGAAGAGATTGCCAAAGCTCTAGCAGAACTTAAAGACTCTGTGAAAAGCGAACTGGGTGTTGAACTCAGTGATTCCCTATCAGAAAAAGTTGCTGGCGTTGTCAGCAAAGAGATGCTTGGTAAGTTTGAGGCTCAAATGAAAGACCTTAAAATTGCTAACACTCCTGATGAGGAAAAACAAGCTAAGGCTTGGGAAGATACTGTTAAAGGATTCAAAAACCTTTATAACAAACAGATTCTTAACAAAGATATTGACACAACTACCTCAAGTTCTGGTCTTGAGTTGATTCCTGAATACTTCGGTAACGAGGTTATTCGTATCGCTCAACAGGTCGGTGTTGCTCGTAATAACTCACGAGTTATCACTTTGCCAGGAAAGACTTTCAACTTGCCAGGTTTTGGTAATGTAACTGCATATCGTACTGATGAAAAGTCAGCTTACACCGCTTCTGGTTTAAGTACTGATCAGACTCAGTTCGTAGCAAAGAAATTGACTGCTATGGTTATTATGACCAAAGAGGCAATTGAAGATGCTAATGTGGACATCATCAAATGGGTTGCTGAACTTGCTGGAGAAGGCATTGCTCGTAAAGAAGACGAGTGGGCTTTCTTAGGTCTTGGTGCAGGTGAAGGTATTTTCCAAACCACAGGTGTTCCTGAATACACTTTAGGAGCTGGCGATGTTACTTACGCATCAGTTGATTTTGACGACTTGCTAGGTGCATTAGCTTTGGTAGATGATGGTGTTGTTGATAGCCTTAAATGGTTAGGTTCTTTCTCAGTCTTTAATGACTTGAGAGGTACTAAAGACAGCAATGGTCAATACATCTTCCAGAATCCTGGTGCTGGTATGCCAAACACAATCTGGGGACTCCCTTACTTGAAGTCTACTGTTATGCCTAAAACCAGTGATGGTTCTCAAGCAAACAAGAGCTTCATGGGTGCTTATGATCCACGATACTTGATGATCGGTGATCGTAAACGCATTGAGGTTGAGTTCAGTAAAGAGGCTACTGTTACATCTAGCGGTTCAACAGCAATCAACCTCTTTGAACAGGATTATGTCGCTGTTAAAGTGTCTGAGAGATTGGACATTCAGTTGGCACAACCAACCAAAGCATTTGTGAAAATTACTACTGCTGCAATTTAATAGTTGAATCAGTACGGGGAGGGTGGAGCAATCTGCCCTCCCCACAAATGAGATTATAATGATTATAAATAGATCAAAAGGAAAATAATTATGGTAGAAGATACACAAACAAATGAAGAAACAGTAGAAGAAGTAGTTGAAGAAACTCAAGAAACTCCAGAAACTGTTGAATCCCCTAAAGAAGAAAAGAAATCTAGTAAGAAAACTAAACAAGTAGTTCTTATTCCCAAACAAACATTTGGTTTTGAACGCAAGTCTTATTTAGTAGGCCAGAAGTATGTAATGGCTCAAAAAGATCTTCCTAGTGCTGTTGAGGGAAAATATGAAACCCAATCAGTTGAAGATGTTAAAAAAGAAGAAGAAAAACTTGCTAAAGTTAAAGCTAAAAGAATGCCTGTACTTGGCAAGAAAAAATAATCTATGTCATTTAAGAAGTTTGAATACCAAACTGGCTATTCTGGACTTACTCAAGCAGATATAGCCACATTTCTAAAACGTACTCTTACAACGGATGAGCAAACTCTAGTTACTTCTCTGATTACTGAGGTTGAAAGATCTTTGTGTCAGATGACTAATAGACAATTCAAATCTGGTGTTGATTATTATGAAGAATTTGGTTCTGGTCATAGTAACTTTGACCTTGCTAATGTTCCTGTAAGTTCACTAACAACTATTGAAGTTGATGGTGTTGATGTTACTGCAAATTATGATCTGGCTGAAGACTATTGGGTTATGGATGAGTTATATATTAAGTTCCAAAGTCCTATTACAAGTGCTGATTTATATACTGGAGTTAAACTTACATATCAGATACGTCAATTCTGGGGAGAAGATGTTAAATTACTATTAAAGAAATGGATATCTTACGAGTTCCTAAACTCTGAAAATGCAGGTGTAGGAGTAAGTAACTTTGGATTTTCTGATCTTAACAAGACATTTAATGTCTCTCAATATCAACGTGAGAAAGAAAAGATTATCAGTTACTATACTTTACTACGCTTATGATGATGGATGTTTTAGCTACTATCTCTCAATTATCTGGTTCATCTACGAATCAGTCTTATTCTATTACCAATACAAATGCTCGTATTGTTCTAATTCCAGCTTCTAATGAGGCTGTTGCCCTATATCAAGCTATGCCTCAAGGACAAATGTTTCAATTTAACATTGTCTCTGACACAATAGATAATCTCAAACAACAATCAAAAATAACTGTTACTGCAAAACAAGTATCTGACTTTGAAAATGGCGATATTTTTATAACTATGACTGATACTAAAAGAACTAGGATTGGTGGAAAGTTTTACTTAACTGGTCTTTGTTATAAAAAAGAATCATGAAAGTAAATCTACAACCAACTGCAAGAACAATATCATTACTAAAAAAACTATCTGAATCAACCTCGGTAGTAAATAAAGCCAAAAGGGCTGGAATGATTAAAGCAACTAATCTCTTTAAGATGAGAGCAGTTGAAAAAGCCCCGATAGCCAAAGGTACATTAAGAAAATCTATAATGACTGAAGTATCCTCAGATGGGGATAATGGTCGTGTGTATTCTGATTTAGATTACGCCCTCTATCAAGAGGAAGGTACTGGAATCTATGGTCCTAAAGGACAGCCAATCACAGCTAAAAAAGGCAAGATGATGAGATTCAAGAGTAAATCAGGCAAAATAATATATACTAGAAGTGTAAAGGGTGTTAGACCAAAGAAGTTTATGCAACAGGCTTCTGAGTTTGTCCTAACACAAACAGGGGTAATCTCACAAATAATTGGAGATGAACTTGAAAAAGGACTATAAATATGCCAAATATGATTGATGAACAAGCAATAATTAATGCACTTGATCCACTACTAAGTTCTATTTCTAATGTTCAAGAGGTTTATAAAGGTGTTCCAAATTCTTTAGAGGTATATCCATCTATTGTAATTACTCAAGCAAGTTGGGAAGATGCTTTTGCAGATCAAAGAGATACAGTAGTAACAATGACTTTTAAAGTTATTGTTTATGTAAATCTAACTACCAATACTTTAGGTGCTCAAGATACTTTACGAGCTGTTGTTAAAGCAGTTAGAGAAGTTTTAGGAGATCAAGATAATATTACTCTTGGTAATTTAGTAGACTCATCTCGGCTAACTCAAGGCGAATACTTTTTTGATCAGAAAGAAACAATGCTTGGAAGTTGTGAAATAACGTATACTGTAAGAAAGAGATTCAATAGGTATTCATAACAAACAGGAATAATAATAATTAAATCATTTATAATGGAGTTATATGAAATACAAATACAAAGGTAAAACGGCTATAAAGATTTACGGGGTCGGCATTGTACAACCTGTATCAGAATTTGAATCTGATAAGGAGATTATTCATCCCCTCATTAGTAAAGTAGAAACAAAATCTTCTAAGAAAAAAGAAGAATTAGAAAGTAAGGAGAAATAATCATGGCAAACGAAGGAATTTTAACCCAAATCAGTCTCGCTAAAGAGACAACCGTTGGAACTGCTGTTGTTCCTAGTATCTCTATGGCAGTATTGCCTAGTGATGGTGTTGTAACAGAAGAAGAAGCTGTCGGTGTAGAGGGAATTGATACCTCTCCTGCTCTTAATAAAGAGTTTGTACAAGGTATTCGTGAATACAACGGTGCTTTTGAAATGAACGCTTTCCCACAAGCAATTGGATATCTAATGGCCTCTGCCTTTGGTTCAGTATCAAGTGCTGCTGCTGGTGGAGAAACCATTGTTTATGATCATGATTTTGTAGAAGTTGTAACTAAAACCTCTGTAACTCTTGAACAAAAAATTGGTTCAATTACTGAAAGATTTGCAGGATTCGTTGCAAGTAAGTTTGGTATTGAAATCACGGTTGGAGAGCCAATTAAGTTTACTTTTGAAGGTAAAGCATTAAGTAAAGCTACTGCAACTGCTATCACGGCTTCTTATGAAGATTCTCCAGTATTTGACTGGACTGATATTCAATCAATTACTCTTGGTGGTACTGATATTAAAGATGCTTTAAGTGAATTAAGTCTTGAATATACCAATAACTTACAAAACTTCCACGGATTAAGTGGAGATTCTGAGCCAACTAATATATATGTTGAGCCAAGTGAAGTTACTGGTTCTATTACTGCTTACTTAGATACAAATATTAAGGCATTACAAGCTGTATTTGAAGCTAAAACTCAACAGGCTTTGATTATTACTATCCAAGCTGATGAAACAATCGGTGTTGCAAGTAAAAATCAATTAGTTATTACTGTTCCAAAGGTTGTTTTAAATACCTATGCTTATCCAATTGATACCGGATATGTTGAAGTTACTTCTGACTTTGTTGCAAGACAAGATGCTACTGATGGTTTAATTAAAGCTACCTTAACTAATTTAGTTGCTTCATACTAAATCTGGTAGCTGATTATAAAAAGTATAAGCCGAAAGGCAGAGAATAAAGGATTGTATGACTATAA